AGATATTGAACATATGAAAAAACAAACAATTGAATATATTAAAAATATATAATTATGAAAAAGACAAAAACAGGATTACACATTGAAACTAGAAAGAACCGAATAGAGGTTTACACTAAAAAGGATTTACAGCAAAGAGGTAAAGAACTAAACGAACAGCGTGAGTTGATTATAATGGCTTCTGTTGTAGCTTCAGCGATTTTATTAGTTACTTTAGGGTTTATCTTTGGTTTATCAGTATAATGACTTTACTACAAAAACAGTCATATAATCTTTGGTTTAATCACATAGCTGATAAGGTTATGGAATGGAGTAAACAAAAACCAGCCAATAAAGAGCTAAGAAACTTTATACAGGGAATGACAGAAATAGGTCAATACGTAAACGCTTTAAACGTAGAAAACAGCGTACTAACAAAACGCATAGGAATTATACGAGATGAAAAAAACAAGCAGCTTATAGGCTTGAATAAGCAAATAGAAGATTTAGAAAACAAATTAAAACAATACGAAATATGAATTACTTTGACAGTTATATAGATGAACCAGATACAAAGACAGAATGTGCTTGTTGTGGTGATGAAACAAATGGCGATTATTATTGTTCAGTTGAATGCTTTAATTTAGATTTAGAATGATACTACTAGTAGATGCAGATAGTTTAATATTTGCTTCTTGTTATAAGAAACGAGAGAACCCAGAAGATGACAAATACTATCGAGATATAGAAGATGCACAAGCTAAGTTTGATGAGCAGTTTATGAGCATAGTTAACAAGCTAGAAGATATGTATCCAGTTGAAAAAGTAATAACGTTCAGCGGTTGTAAAGGTAACTTTAGAAAGCTAATTACAAGTGACTACAAAGCCAATAGAAAAAAACAAGAGTTACCGCCTTTGTTAGATGAGATGCACCAATACGTGAAAGACCAATACGACAGCGTTTGGGGTTACGGAATAGAAACAGACGATATAGTTGCTAGATATTGGTTTGAGTTATCTAATGAACTAGGGCGTGATAATGTTATGATAGTAAGCATTGACAAAGACTATAAGCAGTTCCCTTGCCTTATCTATAATTACCACTATAAGCACAAGGTAATATTGGATATTTCAGATGATGAGGCTTTATATAATTTTTACGAGCAATTTATAATCGGTGATTCTGCTGATAATGTACAGTACTTTAAAGGAAAGGGAGTTAAGTTTGCAGAAAAATATTTAGCTGATTGCGATACAAAATATCAATACACAAAAAAAATGTACGAATTATTTAAACAAGAATATAAAGGCAAAGCACGGCAAAAATATGCAGAATGTTATCACTTGTTAAAACTTAGAACAAATGATTAGATTTGTATATGACATAGATATAGTTATAGAAGCTATGGAAAACCAAGACTATAAAGACGCTTTATCAATGATTAAAGACATACAAGAAGATTTAAGAATATTAGCATTATTATAAAACAAAAAGAATTAATTGTTTATTAAAAATAAAAAATATATATTGCAAAAAAAGTATGAAAAGACAAACCAGAATATGAAGGCATACAACAGGTTAGTAATTTAGGGAACGTTAAAAGTTTAGATAGGATTAATAGTAGGGGTCAAAAATTAAAAGGAACGGTATTAAAACCTCGTTTATCGCCTGTAGGGTATTTTAATGTTAATTTGTGTAAATACGGTGAGGTTAAAACAAAGAGTGTTCACACCCTAGTATCTTACGCTTTTCTTGACCATAAATCTTGTGGATATAAATTAGTAGTAAACCATATTGACATAAATCGTGAAAATAATAATTTATATAACTTAGAAATTATAACTCAAAGGGAAAATACAAATCATAAACACCTTAAAAGTTCAAGTGAATACATTGGAGTATCTTGGGCTAAGAGAAATAAAAAATGGCAGGCTCAAATATATGTAAACGGTAAAAGAAAACATTTAGGATTTTTCACAGACGAATTAGAAGCAGCACAAGTATATCAAAACGAATTAAATAAAATAAAATTATGAGAGCAACTTATTTACATTACGAAAACGGTAAAGGCTATGACGTTATAGACTTTATAAAAGATTATGAGCTAAACTTTAACAGGGGAAATATAATTAAGTATATTTGCAGAAGTGGAAAAAAAGACGATGAGTTAAAAGACTTAGAAAAAGCAGCAGATTATTTAAGACGTGAGATAGAATACCTAAGAGAGCAGCAACAACAATGGATAGAAAAAAACAAATAGAATACTATAAACAAATGGAACAAAAAGAACTAGAACACCAAGAACAAGTTAGAGGGGTACACGATGACCCAATAACACATAGACACCTAAGCTATTTAAAATGCGTTTTGATAAGTCAATTACTGCTAGAAGCAAACGATGACTTAAAAGGAAGCGTAGGGTTTAAGCAGAACGTAAAACTGCAAGTCAATAAGACATCAAAGCTATTGGAAGGAATATATCAAGAGGGTTTTAACAACGTTTATAATAACAATCCTGAAATGTGTACCAATGTACTAAACAAAATAGACAGCTTAATACACAAAATAAAAACAGCTAGTATTGATGAGCTAGTAATGATTGACGCACTTGTTGATAACTACTTTCAAAACAAAGAAGAACATAATAAAAACCAAACAGCAGAATTCACTAAAATAGACTAATTATGAACCCATTTAAAGAAGCAAAGAAATTACATTACGACACTTATTTATCTATAAATGAATATCCAGAAAAATCAACAGATTATCATCTATGGGATAAAGCTAAAGAGATATGCATTAATTATGTTGATGCTATTATAAAAGAAAAAGGTTATTTAAAAAAAGAATATAAAATAATAAAAAAAGAATTACTTAAATTATAAATTATGTATATAAATATAGAAATAAGAGATACAGACCGTAAAGACTATTATAAATTCCTTATAAACGGATTAGACTTGGGAACTTGGGAACGCTCAGACCTTAGACACTTAATAGAAACAATAGACAATAAAATATAAACAATGAGATTAGATATATTAAAAAAAGCAGTAGATAAAAAATTTGGTTTAGACATAGCCACAAGGTCAAGGAAAAGAAAATATGTATATCCAAGAAAAGTATTTTGTAAACTTGCAAGAGATACAAGAGTAACGTTTAGAGAGATAGGGAAAGAAATAAATACACAACACGACCTAGTCGTATTCCACTGTAATACAGTAGACGTTATAGACTACGAGCATAAAGATAAACACGATGAACTAATAGCCGAACTAGGGTTGGTATTTTCAAAGCCTTTCACAGACATACAAAAAGCAAAAATAAAAAAAGAAATAGAACAAATAAACACAAAAGAAACACTAAAGCGTATTAAGTGCATTACAGACGTTATAAGCGAATGGGATATAGAAACAGTACAAGAGTTTAAACAAACACGACTAGACCCATTTAACGCATCATTAAAGACTAGAATAAAGCCAAAGACTATAAAGGAAGTGAAAGGAGCGTTATTAAACAGCCGAGTTAAAAACCCTGTATTATGCTAGTAACAAAATAAAACGCATTTGTTTATATATTAATAGAATTGATTAAACAATTTATTTCAAATGGATAATAGAAAAAACAACGGTGGTGCAAGAGAGGGTGCTGGACGTAAGCCAAAGGCACAAGAACAAAAACTTATAGAACGCTTAGACGCTATAATAGACAAAGACGAAGCACTAGGTAAGCTAGGAGAGTTAGTAGCTAAAGGCGATATGAGAGCCGTACAACTGTATTTAAGCTATCGTTATGGCAAACCTAAGGAAAGTGTTGACATTAACTCTAGTGAAGGCTTAAACATTAACTTTAGAGATTTAATTAAATTCGTTGATTGAGGTAAAGAAAAAATATATGCCTATTGTTGATTCAGACAGTAGGTATTTTATTATTAGTGGTGGGCGTGGTTCTGGGAAGTCTTTTTCAGTTAACGCCCTTTTAGTGATGCTTACATACGAACAAGGTCATACGATACTGTTTACACGTTACACGCTAACCTCAGCTTATATATCAATCATACCAGAGTTTATAGACAAGCTAGAACAGTTTGGCTCAATAGCAGACTTTCATATAACCAAAGATGAGATACTAAATAAAAAGACTGGCAGTAAAATAATATTCAGGGGAATTAAAACATCAAGCGGTGACCAAACAGCAAACCTTAAATCTTTACAAGGTATTACAACGTGGGTAGTAGATGAAGCAGAGGAACTAGTTGATGAGCAAAAGTTTGATACTATTGATTTATCAGTAAGACAGCAAGGCAAACCAAACAGAATAATATTAATACTTAACCCAACTACAAAAGAGCATTTTATATATAGACGTTTCTTTGAGGATAGAGGGGTGCAAGAGGGTAGTAATACAACTAAAGAAAACACTACATATATACACACCACGTACCAAGACAATATAGACAACTTATCTAAAAGCTATATAGACCAAATAGAGCAAATGAAGATAAGACGTCCAGAGAAATATAAACAGCAAATGCTAGGCTCGTGGTTAAACAAAGCAGAGGGGGTTATATTTAATAATTGGAGTGTAGGGGAATTTAAGCATATAGGCACGAGCGTATGGGGACAAGATTATGGATTTGCAGCAGACCCTAGTACTTTAGTTGAAGTTAATATTGATAGTTCTAACAAGCGTATTTATTTAAAAGAATGTTTCTACTTGCAAAGACTAACAACATCACAAATAGCACAGCTAAATTTAAAACACGCTAGAGAGGGTTTAATCGTTGGAGATAGTGCAGAGCCTAGACTATTAAGCGAAATAAAAGCAAAGGGTTGCAATGTGCGTCCAAGCATAAAAGGACAGGGAAGTGTTACTTATGGCATTAGCTTATTACAAGACTATGACATTATAGTAAGTCCAGATAGCACTAACTTAATTAAAGAACTAAACAACTACCGTTGGCTAGAACGTAAG